CGTCACTTCCGTCAGCAGGAAGTCTAGGTTTTGCTGCAGGCGCAGACGATCGGTGTCTTCTTTGAGGATGTAGCCCGACGGTTCGCCAATCAACAGCCGGATTTCGCCAGTCGTCACAAAGTCGATGGCGCAGTTGATGGTCTGGTCTGCTCGGACTTCAATTCCCGAGCGGGTGACCATCGCATTGAACTCGTAGTAAACGTCGTTTACGCCGGGGTAAACATCATCTTCTACAAGCTGAAGAAAACAACTAAATTCGCTGCCGATGTCGGTGCGGTTAATTAGCTGCAGCATCAGCAGCGAGTTTTCAACCAAACCGCTGTTTTGTGTGTTAAAGATGCAGTCAATTGAACCGGCGCCGCTGATAAGGCCGGCGGAATACATCTTTTTGAAGCGGTCCGACATTGTTGTCGTTTCCAGCGCTTCACGGTCTGTGTTGAAATTGAAACCCGTAACATCGCCTAAGACGCGCTCCACGGAGCCGTAAATCTGGACGCTGATTGGGATGGCAGCACCAGTGAAGGCTTCGACTGGATACTCAACGTTACGGCTGTTATTGATGGCAGCACTGAACGTCTCGAACAGTCGGATGCCGCCGATGGCATTGATGTTGACGTAAGCCACCACCATGTTTTGGGTGGTACCACCGCCGTCTGGCCATGTGGACGTAGGCAGGAAATCCAAGCCGCGTGGATCGTCCGTGGTGATGACCACTTGGTCACCAGTCAGCAGGTTTTCAATGGAACCGTCAAAGCCAAAGCGGTTCAACGTCGTGTTGACGTCAGCAGGCAATACGGATGAATAAAAAGTCCCAGCAGCTTTGCGGCGTAGTTTGATTTTTCCGTAATGGCCTAGGAAATAGGTCATGCGTCAACGAGTTCGCGGAACGGACCGTCAACCGTGAACTGGATTGCCACCGAACTTAGTTCGCCGGTGCTGACCTGCATCGACGCGCTGGTGATGTAGGCGTTAAAAGCAATGTCATCTTTGATGTCGGTACCGATACCGGCAGCAGTGCCAACGCGCAGAACGATGCCGACGCGATCGGATTGGGTAACACCGGCAGTGCTGGTCTTCATGACCTTGCCAAGGAACTGGTCAAACTGCACGCCGGGTTCGGTGCTGACGGTGCCTTCACGGCGGTAATACAGAACAGTGGCGCTGCCGGTCGAGCTGACCGCCCCAGGTGTGTAGGACTTGACGGCGGTGTCAACCGTTGTGGTTTCCAGCAGTTCTAGGGTGGTCTCAAGGGACCAGTCGCGCAGCTTCAGCGCTTGCTCGCTGGAGACCGGCGTTACGGCGCCAGTGCCAACGGTGGTCAAGTAAAGGGCACCAGTGCGCCCGGTGTAGAAGGCCATGATGATGCCCGGTCAATACGGCAAGTCTAGCGGCGCACAATAAATAGATTGTCGCTGAAGTCCGAGATCAAAGCGTTGTCGTTCGGGTCGCACGGGAATATGGTGGCGCGAACAGTCACTTGGCCCTCTTCGTCCATCTGCACGTCCGAGACGCGGAACACACGTTTGGATTTGACTGTTGTGCCAAGGACAAACAGCCAGCCTTCGCGGTTGGCCAGACTTGCGGCGGTGTTGTTTGAGATGACAGCGGTGGTGGACACGACGTCGTTGCCACTGCGATACAGCAGCACGTTGTAGGTTCCATTGGGCACGGCGTTGTCGAGCGGAATGTTCAACGCGCCGCCAGCGCCGACGGTGCCAGTGCGGACGCCGTCCCAAGCGTTGAGGCCGATGTCGACATAGATGTAAGCGCCGGGCGAGACAGGGCTTGTGGTCGGGTAGGTCTTGAACTCGATGCCGCTACGGACGTGACGGCGGACATTACACAGCAGCTTGCCAAACAGGATGGCCTGCGCTTCGTTGGTAACAAACGCGGACAGGTCAAAGGTTTCGCGGACTGCATCGCTCTCAGTCGTGTCAGCACGTTGTACAGACACGGAGCGGTTTGTGAAGAACACACCGTTACTGTCGAGCGTGCGATACATGACGGTTGCCACCATGTCCTGCACGTTGGCGTCGTAGTCCATGAACTCTTCTTTGTACGAGTCCTCAAGGATGTTGCCTTGGTTGAACAGAGCGCTAATGCTGACGCGGCGATCCATTACGCCAGTCGTTGGGTTGTAGGGGACTGCCGGGATCAGCGTTTCGCGGCCACCAATGCGTGCAAACTCCAGCAGGCTGAACGGTGCTACTTGGGCCCAGAACTCGCGCCAGCTCTGGCGGTCAGCGATAAGGCCGTCCATGAACAGGTTGTTGGCGCGGCAGAACCGTTTGGTAATGGCTAACTGTTGCGTGTCGATGCCGGCAAGCTCGGCGTAGTTGCCGATGCCGTCAATGCTGTCGATGACGGTATCAAGGAAGATGTCTGGCGCAAAACAGCTTGCTCCATCCGGGTCTGTGGGATAAGACAGCGTGGTTGTGTTGAGACGGCGCACCGGCTTGCCTTGGGTGACAAAAGCCGTAAACGAACGCATGTCTTGCAGGCTCTTGCCGCTGAAGACATTCAGGCCGGCCAGCGCCAAGTTGTTGTAAAGGCGTGAGCTGAAAGATTCGCGTTGCTGTTCGCTGACGGCAGTGATAACAAACTCGGGACCGCGTTCAAATGACGTTTGTAGCTGCGTATCGGCGTCAAGGCTGAACCAGTCCCACTCGTTGGTGCCGTTGGGTGACTGGTTGATTGGTGGCAGGGGATAAACAGCACCAGCCACACTGTCGCGATAAAAACCAGTGAAGTAAATAGTGCGACTATCAGGCAATGCGATGGTTGATGGATCGCCTGAGTTTTGGATGTAGTAATACCGTACTTGACCCGTTGACAGGCGCAAAAACGGTCGTTCTGTTACTTCTGCAACGGGATCTACGACAGGCTCGAACTGGAACTGCCATTGCTGTGCGGTTGCGCCGCCGTCAAACTTGACGTAGATGTAGTTGTCTTGGTCGGCGGCACGGCGAACCGCAAAGATGCCAGGCACATAGCTCCAGGCTTGGCCGGCGATGCGGTAGCGCATCACAAACAGCGATACGCGAGATTGAATACCATTATCACTTGCGGGGTAGCCGGCACGTTGGCTGCTGCCGTAAACCTGCTGCCGGCCTGAGATGCGGCGGAATTGTTGGCACCGCATTGCGATGTCGGCAATGTTGCATTTTGTCAGGGTGCTATAAGTTGCTTCCTCGATGCGTACCAGTGCTTTTAGGTAATACAGTTCGTCGCTACCTTGTGTTGCATTGGCTTCGTAAGTTATAAAATCTTGAATCGAAGCGAGTTCTGTTTCTGTTAGGTTGCGTACAAAATAATACTGCGTGACGGTTGTATAGTATACGCTACCTCTTCCGTAAGTTTGTCGGCTAACGGTGCGTGTTGCCCAGATTTGTTTTGACCTTAGTAAATCTTGGGCGGTCGATACTTTGAATCGTTGGTCGGCTGGTAGCGTGCCTCCTAGATTATCGGTATCTCTGGCGTCGAGAGATAGTAATTCTTGAACTGTTTTTTGTCCGGCAAGGTATTCAGGTTCTGTTGCATACAGTGCAGCAGTATCTACAATTTCGTCGTAGGTGTAGGGCAGGACGGGGGCGTTGCCAGCTTCAATGCAGGTCAAGTCGATGACCAGGTCACCTTCGTCGGTAGATGTGCCAGCAACATTGGAGACGCGGAAGCGGGCGGAGCCGAGCTTGAAGATGCCGGCATCGTCAAACACGCTGGCGTAACCACGCCGGGCGTCCATGGCCGAGCTGGTCAGGTCATCTTCAAAGGTTGTGCCGGTTGGCTCGTTAGCAGTTGATGCGATTGTGACGCGCATCGTTTTGCCAACTGCAATGCTGGTAAGGCCGGAGGTGTTCCAGTTGAAATTGTTGCTGACGGTGATGCCGAGATCGCGAGAACCTTTGTCTCCGGCGCTGTTGCGCAGGTAGGTTTTGACGTTCAGCGGGACAGGGCTGTAGCCGCCGAAAGTGGTGGAGCTGGTTGGTGAATACGCCTGGCTGAAGCCATCGACGCGGGTATTGGTCGGGGTGGGCTGGAGGCGGTAGGGGTTGTCGTTTGCGCCGCCGTAAACAGTTGGATCGTTGGCTGAGTTACTGGAAGTTTCGTCGCGGAAGCGCAAAGTGCCTGTTGCACCAGGTTGGAAGTACAACCATTTGTTCTGGGCGATCAGATCGCTAATGGCCGTTTGACCGAAAGCTGATTTATTGGCATCTATTGCCACAATCGGACCGCCAGCCAATACCATCAGCATCTGCAGGAACTGGTTGCTGCCAAAGCTGCGGACAGCGGACCAGAGCAGTGCACCAGCGATGCGGACACCGCCAGAGGTGTTTGTAAGTCGGTCGGTATAAACCAGTGGCACCGTATCGCCGTACTTGGCGAGTTCCTGGGCGCTGTTGAAGCCAAAGCGTGGTGAGAACCGCTGCTCGCGGGTTTGTGTTTGGCCTGTAGCTGATGTACCAGGAATCTGCGGCCTCGGCATCAGCAAAACTGACACCACTTGAAAAATGATGCCAACGACTGCAAGAACAATTGTAATGGTTACCGGATCGTTGCGGATGTCAAAAATTGTTCCTTCTTTAGGGTCTGTATATTGCTGCTGGACTGCAAGAAAATCGAGATACTCTTCCTTTGTTACGCCCAGTGCTGCGATCAGGTCGTGTTCGTAGGGCAGCAGCTTACGGGTCATCACTCCAGCCAGAACAGGTAGCCGGCGCGGTATGGCACGGCTGCTTTTACTACATTATGGTCTGGCCCGATGAAGATCAGGCTATCCTCGTCCACGAATGTGGCAAGGGCTGCTCCATCCGTTGCCGGCAGGATTGTGATACAGCCGAGTTGGGGGCGTTGCAGTCGTCTGGCATTGGCAAACAGCCATTCGCCAATGACTGCACGGTCAAATGTGCTGTCGGCGTATTTGTCGTACATCCAAGCGTAGGCTGCTGCATAATCCCGCAGACCTAGACGGCGGTGGATCTCGCACGCGAGCTGGAA